CGCGCCGCTCAATGGCGGGCAGGATGTGGTCTTCAAGGCCGTGCCGTTCGAGATTGAATGGCCTGGCTTTGAGGAGGGGCGCCCGGTCGAGGCGGTGCTGCGGGTTGATAATATCGGCCGCGAGGTGTCGCGCTATCTTGACCAGGCGGAGACGATGAATGCCACGCTCACCGTCATCTTCCGCGTCTACCTCGCGAGTGACCCGACCACCGTGGCGTATGGGCCGTTCAGGATGGTGATGCGCGAGATCACGGAGACAGGCTCGCGTATCGAGGGGCATGTGACCCTCGCCAACCCGCAGAACCTCCGCTTCCTGCGTAAGGTTTACTCGGCGCAGGAATACCCGAGCTTGCTGGCGACATCATGAGCAACAGGATTGCACGCCTCCGGGAGCTGATTGGCCGGCCCTACGTGGTAGGGGCGGACGGTCCCGATGCGTTCGACTGCTATGGGCTCGCCCGTTATGTGCTGGGCGAAATCTACGGCGTCGAGCTGCCTACGATCACGCGGGAAGCCGCCGAGCCCCGAGCTACGGCCCGAGCCATTCTTGGCCATCCAGAGCGCGTCATGTGGGAGCGCGTTGCGCCGCCACAGGATGGCGACCTCGTGCTGATGGGCAACGTGGACGGCCGGGACTTTCACCTCGGGGTCTTTGTTGCTGACGGCGCCCGCAGGCTCGTGCTGCATACTGATGCGCCGACCGGTGTTGTCGCAGACGACTGGCCGACGCTGCTCGCCAAGGGCTTTCACAACGTCCGGTATTTCCGCCGCACTGCATAGGATACGAGATGCCGCTTGTCCTGCACCAACTCGCTGACCCCGCCGGTACACCGCTGCTTGTGGTCGATGCCGCCGAGCGCCGTCATCGGGAGACAATTGCGAGCTTTGTGCGCCGGCAGGGCTGGACCTTTGCCGGTCTGCCGACCATTTGCCTCATCAACGGTCAGCCCGTGCCGGTTCGGGAGTGGCCGCATCGTAAGCTGCGCAAGCGGGATGAGGTGGTTTTCCTGTCCCGCCCTCTCGGTGGTGGAGGCGCCACGGGTGCCTCGTCGCGTAAGTCCATCGCTGCGGTGGTCGCCATGGTCGCCCTGACGGCCCTTGCGCCGTGGGCTGGCGGCGTCATTGCTGGCGCTCTCGGCCTCGGTGGTGCCAAATCAGCGGCCGCAAGCATCATCGGCGCGCTCATTCTCGCTGGTGGTGGGTTGCTGCTCTCTGCCTTCATGCGCCCGAAGGCTGGCGGGCAGAGCGAGAAGAGCGAGGACCTGTTTTCCATCTCTGCTGACGGCAATACTGCGCGCCCGCTGCAGCCGATCCCTGTCGGGTATGGCCGCCGTCTGGTCTATCCCGACTTCGCCGCGCCGCCGTACAGCGAATTCGCGGGCGACAACCAGTATCTTTATGAGCTGCTGGCGCTTGGCTGCGGGCGGTACGACGTGGAGGAGATCCGCATCGACGACACGCCGATCTGGAACAAGACCGATGGCGTGCTGCCCTCTTTTGCAGGCTCGGTCGCAGTTGAGATCAATGAGCCAGGTGAGCAGGTCGATCTCTTCCCCGTCAATGTCGTGACGGCGAGTGAGGTGGGTGGCCAGCGACTGCCGGACCCGTCCACGTGGATCGGTGGCTTTATCGTCAATGCGGCCGGCACGCAGGCCAAGACGATCCTGCTCGACTTCGTGTGGCCGGGCGGCTCCTACACGACCTACAAAGATAGGGTTCTGTGGGCGCACACAGGGATTGAGGTGCAGGCACGGTACGTCACTGACGCCGGTGAGCCGGTGGGCGGCTGGTTCACCATCCTGTCGAAGGGCTACCAGTTCACCAAGCAGTCACAAATCCGCGTCACCGAGCGAGTGAATGTATCGCCCGGGCGGTTTGAGGTGCGCGCGCGTCGGACCGATGCCGAGATCGACGGGCAGTCGCTTTATGGTGGCAAGGTGCGTGGCGCCAACCAGGTCGTCTGGTCGGCTCTGAGGGCCCACATCGACGGGCCGCAGACGTTCCCGCATGTGACGACCATTGCTCTGCGCATGCAGGCCGACGCCACGCTGTCCGGACTCTCAAGCCGCAAGATCGGTGTGATCGCCACGCGCATGGTAGCGGCCTGGAACGGCTCGACGTGGGTGGAGCAGCCGACGCGCAATCCTGTCTGGGCTGCGCTCGATATCTGGTCGAACCCTATCTACTCGGCTGGCCTGCCGCTGGCGAACGTGGACCTGCAGACATTTGCCAGCTACGCGGCTCTCTACGACAGCCTCGGGCACACGTTCGACCACGTGTTCACCGAGCCGACTTCGATCCAGGAGGCCATTGAGACCGCACTGCGCGTCGGCCGTGCCAACCCTGCCTTCATTGGCGACCGGCTAACCATGGTGCGCGACGAGCCACGTGGCCTGCCGACGATGCTCATCACCGACCGGGAGATGGTGCGCGGCTCACTCTCCATCGTTCGTAACCTGCAGGACGAGGAGTGGGCCGATGGTGTCGTCGTCGAGTATCTGGACGAGACCACGTGGCGACTGGCTGATGTCTCCTCGGCACCGGCTGGGCAGATGCTCTCCATGCCTGCGCGTGTTCAAGTGCCGGGCTTGACGAAGCGTGCGCAGGCCGTTGGTGTAGCGCGGCATCTGGCCGCCGTCAGCCGCTACCGTCGCCGGACCGTGTCGTGCCGTGTAGAGATGGAGGGGCGTCTGCTCAAGCGTGGCGATCTCGTCGCCATCTCGTCTGACCTGCCTCAGACGTGGGGGCAGAGCGGCTATGTTGAGGCCTACAACGCAGCGACGCGGCAGGTCAAGTTGTCGCGGCCGGTGGAGTGGCAGCCGACTGGCAATCATTACCTCGAGGTGCGTCGGCGCAACGGGAGCCCCTTCGGGCCTGTGCGTGTACTGCGTGGCGGTGCAGACGACATCGCCATTTTCGAGGCTTTGGACCTCGCTGCAGTGGAGGCAGATCAGGGCATCACTGCTGCGGTGGCCATCGCGCGCCAGCCTACGGAGGAGGCGTGCTCGTTCGTGTTTTCTGCAGGCGAGCCGCGGACCTATCACGGGCTGGTCACGCGTGGCACGTCCTCGCCGGATGGCCGGTACATGGACATCGAGACGGTTATCGATGCGCCGGAGGTCTACGACATCACCGAGGATGGTGTGCCGCCTCCTGCGCCTGTGCCGCCGTTCCTTGAGCCGTCCGTGCCGGTGATCACGCAGATCGCGGCGATGATGGCACAGCAGGGGACGAATGCCATGCTGCGGGCTGGGTGGATGCCGCCAAACGGGGCCGCACTCTACGTGGCGCAGGTGTCCTACGATGGCGGTGAGAGCTGGGACGAGGTCTATCGCGGCTCGACGCCATCCCTGCAAGTGATCGTCGCACCGGTTGATCTCAAGCTGCGTGTACGCCCGATCACGGTCAGCAATCTTGAGGGGCCGTGGAGCGTGGTGGATGTTGAAGGTATTGATGTTGAGTTGCGTGGTGACTTCCTCACGATCCGGCTTGACGAGGATGACCTGAAGAGCGAACTGCGCGACTTCATCCTGCAGGCACCGCAGCTCCAGGAGATTGCTGATCTCGCCGCCGAGGGGCATGTGATTGCCGACGCGGCCGAAGGCGCGGCACGGGCCGCCATCCGTCAGATAGCGACTGTACAGGCGACGGCTGACTATGCCAAGGCGGTGCTGGGATCGCAGATCACGGCCGAGTACGATCTGACCGACAGGACCGTTTCTGACAACCTGACTCAGATCAGGGGCACCGTCTCGGCGCAGGCGACCCAGATTGCCAGTGTTGAGGCAGACGCCGAAAAAGCACTCGCCACGCTGGGCTCGGAAATCGTCGCCAAGTATGAAGCCAATGGCGTAACGGTCAGCGATGATCTGGACGAAATGTCAGACGACATCGCAGGCCTGGAGAATGGCTTGAACAATGTCACTGCGACTGTCACAGCACAGGCCAGTCAGATTTCCAATGTTGAGGCGGCCGCTAACAAGGCTCTTGCTGTTCTGGGCTCGGAGATTGTCGCCGACTACGACAACAACAACGTCACGGTGTCTGCGACCCTTGGCGCGCTGTCCGATTGGAAGGGCAGTATCGTCGGCAGCTACAAGGTATCGATCGATGCCAATGGCTACCTGGCTGGCTTCGAGAGCATCACTGGCACTGGCTCGACTGGTAACTTGGTCAACGAGTTCCGCGTCAGGACGGACAAGTTCCTGATCGGCCCGCCATCGACGGACCCCAGTGTGCCGGCGGAGTACTTCTTCTCAATCCTCACTCGTGGCGGGCAGGCCAAGGTGTCCATCAAGGGCGACCTGATTGCGGATGGCACCATCGCTGCACCGGCGCTGGCGGTGTCGCAACTGTCGGCCATCTCAGGCAACGTCGGTGATCTCACAGCCGGTGTTGTGCGCAGCAGTAATAACCGTCTGCGCATTGAGCTAGACAACGCGAGGATCGTGATCAGTGACTCGTAGGGTTATTCTCGGGCAGCATCCGGCTGGGCCGATTGGGCTTTTCGTCTCTCTGCCTGGCATCGATGTGTTCACAGCCGATCCAAGCAGCATCACGGACCTGTCTTTCTCTACCGAGTGGGGGGAGGTCGCGTCGGTGGTGATGTCCGGCTATGTCTCCATCAATCAGGTAATCGCGTTGCCGTCCTTCATCACGGGTGTTCCCGCGATGTGGTGGTGCGCGGCAGCGGGACCTAATACACTGGTCCCGTTCAGTTATTTTCAGCGCGACACTAGCCAAATCGTATTTTCAAACGTGCGATTCAAGGCTGTCTGGGGCGGGGCACCGGGGAGCAGGACTGTGTACTTCACGTACGTTAGCCCATACGATAGTGGGGACGCAACCTTCAAGTACGTCATCTTCATCATGGAGTAAGGGAGTGAAGCGTGTTCTTCTCGACGCAACAACGTTGAAGATTTCCAAGCCCGGATTTGACGTCGATACGGCCGGTATATCTGATCTATTGCTTTATCTTGGCGCGAACTTCGGGCAAATACTGGAAATGGGGCTCGCGTTTCTTCCTGAGCAGGGAGTTGGCACGCCTTCCTACCATCGAGCAACAACGATCAATATCGGCCCATATGATGCGGTGCCGGAGGCGTTCGTGTGTGGTGTCACGAATGGGGCCATCACTGTCCCGCCCCATTTTGTGGATTCTTACGGCTTCATGAGAGCATATTTCGAGCTGGTGTACAGCGTGTCGCAAACGCAGCTTTATATCGCAGCGCATCGGTGGTGGACTGGTCCTCCTGAACTCATTGCAAGCTATGCGCTCTACATCATCTATCGGAGGACATTCTGATGGCGCTACATCTTGAGATGGGAAATCCGGCTGACCCGTTTCGCGTCGCTTCGGTGGCGGGAGGTGTCGCTAGCGATCTCGACCCCGGGTTGTCGTTTTCGTCCAAGTACAAAGCGGCGATCTGCGAGCGCCATGTTATCGCCGAGTCTGGTGGTACTGCCTACTTCAGCCGAGTCTATCCGACATTCCCGCTCGTTATCGGCCATCGCTTTGACGGGCTCACACCTATACGCGAAGTCGCGGCTACTTGGAATGGATACAATTATGTCCATTCATATGATTTTGGTTTCTGGTATACCGTTTACCAAGATCGGGTTACTGTGCATACGGCTGGTGGCCTCACCGGGCCCTTTATCTTCTTCGTTATAGGGAATATCACATGACCTTCGTTATCTATGATGAGACGGGCCGTATCGTGCAGACGGCCAGCGTCGCTGATCCTGCCAGCTACAGGACACTGCTTGAGAAGCGGGGCCTTTCTTTTATCGAGGTCTCGCACGACCCATCTGTCGGGTATGTCGTCGATGGTGCCTTGCGCATGCGACCGGCTTCGACGGCTGCGCTGGACAAGACGACGATAGAGGCGGGCCAGTCTGTGACGCTTTCCGGTTTGGTGCCTGGTGCCCGCGTTTCCATCACTGGGCCCGCGACGCAGACGTTCACCGCAGAGGTGGATGCCGCCGATCTTACGTTCGTCCTGCCGGGCACCTACGAGATCGCCATTGAAGCCTTCCCGCAGCGTGATGCTCGCTTCACTGTGGAGGTGCGCTAATGACCAACCAAGCCATCACTGTCGCTCCGCCTCTTGACGCCTTCCGTGAACAGGCTGAGCGCGCTATCGATATGCATTTCGCACAAGTCTCGCCAAGGCTCATGCTGGCCAGCGAAGATGCCGCTACTATTGCTGCCGCAATGCATGTTAGGGATGGAGGCACACCACCAGCTGCCTTCGTGGCGGAGGCCGACATGCGAGGCATGTCAGTGGCTGATCTCGCCTCGCGCGTTCTGGTTATGTCTGAGGAAACGTTGGAGCGCAAACTGCGGCGTGTTGCCGTAAAACAGGCTGTGCGGGCCGCCCAGACGCACGCCGAAATTGCTGCGGCCTTGAGTACGGCGGGTATCCCGCTGCCGCGCAACCTCTGAACACAATCCTGAGCAACTATTTCGTGCCGCGTAGCACGCGGTCGAGGAGCGCACGGCTATGACGCTTGCATATCCCTACCTCTACGGAACCAACATCCCCGGCGCGGGGCAAGGCTCGGTCGCGACTGTGACCAACGGCAGCCGGATTGTGACCGGAACCGGCGGCGCATGGACCT